TTGTGTTTTGTTGTTTGTTTCAACAAAGATAAACAATTTTTCAAATAAACAAGAAAAAACAAAAATTATTTTTTAGGAGCAATCCTCTACGTTGATTCTCAACAAGTTAGCGCATAAAAAAAAGTCCGGGAATTACCCCGGACCTTCACAACAACCACTCAATGGACTATGCCAGAACGAGCTGAAATTACGGACAATAAACGAAACCGACAAGATTGAGACCCTTCGGTCGGTGCGGTTCTCCGAGCCGCCGCAGCTTCCGGGCAACGTACATGCCCTCCCTGCTGCCCTGCGCGTTGGTATTCCCTTCGATTGTGTCGAAGGTCGACCCGCTCACCTTCGTGACGATGCCAATATGTCCCTGCCAGCCAGTCCCCAACCTCCAGACGGCGAGAGCGCCCGGTGCCGGGAGCTTGCCGACCTTGTAGTGGGACGAGGCGGAGAAGTTGGCGTAGGTCGCCGTCGAGCTTGCGCTGAAGAGCTTGTCGAACGTCGGCGCCAGCTTATGCCCGGCGTAGGCCTCCTTCCAGACGAGCTCCGTGAAGTAGGCGCACCACGAATGGCCCACGGCCCATCCGACGGCCTTCATGCGCTTCTCGAAGGCCTTATCGACCCATCCCTTGTTCCCTGCGATCTCCGTCTGCCCGAGGTACTTCTCGGCCGTTGCGATTACCGTCGCTGCGTTCATGTCCTTAGTTTAATGGCGAGGATGATGGCGAGCAGGAGGACAAGCCCAAGGCCCGTCGCCGCCCATTTCATGACCTTGTGGGAGCGGGCGTAGGCGTCATTTTCCGCCCTGCACTCCGATAGCTCCACGACGAGCGACTGCTCCCGCGTTCGGTCGAAGATTGTCTGCCAGAGCGTGTCGCGGATGGTCATCGTCCTTTGCACCTCCCGCAGCTTCTGGATGCGGATGCGGAGCGTGTCATGGAGGTATGTCGTGTCCGTCCATATAACGATCTCCCCGACCGTGTCCACCCTTACGACCGTATCCGTCCGCTGAATGCGCAGCGTGTCCGGCCTGCAGAGCCCACGGGCGAGGAGATAGCGCTCGACCTGTACGCGGGCATCGTCATCACGCTGGAGGCGCTTGACGGGGTCGCAGGACGCCAAGGCGAGGAACGCTATGAGGTAGGCATTACGCATCCCGGTCGGCCTTGTCCTTGAGCTCGAGGCGTATCTGCGTGAGCATCTCCTCGATGCGCTTGAGGCGCTGGTTCATCTCGTCGTCCTTCCGCTCGTCGATGCGGTGCCTAATCTCGCTCTCCCTCTCATGCGTGGCGAGACGTCCCTTGAGCTCGTTAATCTCCTCCCGGAGGCCGGAGACGTACTTATACCCAGCGATGACGTAGGCGACCGTCTGGAAAATTAGCGTGATGAGCGTTCCGCTATCGAAGTGCATCTCCTCGCGTTTATTGCTTTGTAATAGTTCCTCCAGAGGCCGCTGCCCTTGCCGCCTGCGCCGCCGCCACCTGCTGCCTGCGCTGAATGCGTAGCTCCTTCAGTACCCATGCCTCGGCACGGTCTGCGTGATTGTTCTGCGTGATGTACTGGCGATAGTCGGCCCCCGTCATCTTCAGGAAACCCATTGCGAGGGTCTGCCCGGTGCTGTCCTTCAGCGTGTACTTGAAGTTGGCGAAGGTGGCGAGATCATCCTCGACGCAATCCACGTCGATGTCGGTTGCGTCAACCGATACGCCGTTGCTCCAAACTTTGAACTTCTGCACCGGAATGGGCTTCTTCGTGCTGTCCTGTGCCTGTGCCGTGCCGAACAATGCGGCGATGATGATGATTACCTTTTTCATTTTTTATCCGTTGTTTGATTTTGTGACGTGACTTGCTGCGCAATCTTCGCGCGGATGCTCTCGGATGTCTTTGCTGGCAGTTCCCCGAGCGCATCGAATACGACCTGTGTCTCTTGCGCTGTGAGGGTGAGCGTATATGACTTCTGCTGCTGCGTTGGCCCTTCCGTCCATGCGACGATACCGAGGCATGCCATGAATCCGAAAATGACGAATGCGAACGTGTACATTTTTCTCATGTGTATGTGTTTAATCGTTTGTTGTCTTGGCGTGTAGATAGTACACCGTGCCGTCAATCTCTACCCGTATCGTGCGGTTCGGTGACGTTGGCGATACCGTTGCAGCTTCGCCAAGCCTCCACGGCTTTGCGCTTCCGCTTGTCGGTGCGCCAGTGGTGAGGGTTGTGGTGTTGTAGATAGCGCCTGTTACTTGTAGTTTATAGTCCCCGGCATCGGTGTTAGAACTATTCAAGATTATTTCACCTGAATTACTAACAAACATTCTATCAAGGTTTAATGTTTGTAGTGAAATAATAGCATCAGGCCCCTCTGGTGAATTGATTGTTAGCTTATTAGCGTATTCAGTTAATGATCGACCCCAAGTAATTACATTGTAATTATTGTAACGAAATTTCAAATAATTATAGTTACCGCCTCCCTTCCCTAAATCAACATCAAACGCTTGGTTTACATCTCCGCTACTGCCATTTAATGTAAAATTTGTACCAGATGTGAGTGTTAAATTTACATTTCCTCTAACATCAAATTTAGCTAAAGGTGATGTAGTTCCAATACCTACATTCCCGCTTGAAACAGCAAACACAGCACCTGTCGTATTGTAGATAGACCCCGCTACCTGAAGAGCGTAAGCGCCGGCGTCGGTGGTGGTGCCGATGAGTGTTTCGTTAGACCCTGATGTGGACAGGAATGTGTTGCCCGTCGACCGCATCGTGCCGTTGACATCGAGCAGATAGGAGGGAGAGGTGGTGCCGATGCCAAGATTGCCTGCATTGTCCAAACGCATCCTTTCCGTCAATGTCGTGCTTCCATTCGGCGTAGTACTAAATACAATCCTGCCGGGCATATCATCTGCCCCGGTTACGTCATCAGCAGCAAAAAGAAAACCAGCAAGAGACCGATATCCGTTGCCATCCCAACCTTGGCCCAAGAATTGCATTGCGGTTTGTCCATTCGTAATTATCGTAGGACTGCCCACCGTGCCATTGGCATACCTTGTATGTAACAATGATGCGTCTCCGTAGGTATCGAGCAATATATCCGCATCGCTTGCCACCATGTGGAGTTTTTCAAGAGGGCTCGCAGTCCCTATCCCGACATTGCCACCTGCCGCAGCAAACACCGCGCTTGTGTTGTTGTAGATGCCGCCATTAACTTGTAGGCGATAGTCACCTGCGTCAGATGTGGTATTAATTTTTACTTCCCCATCATCAAAAATGGAACTGTTACCCAATGCCGTAGAACCCGTGAACTTTGCAACGTAGTTCGTTGTCCCACTCCCCGTCACCCTGCTCAAGTTAGCCACGGAGTCGATGCCTTTCTGTACCCTTGCCCTCGTTGCTATTGCCGCCGTGTCAACGATTAAAGATTGTCCGCTTTTGGTGAGGCCATATCCTGCCGCACGGATGTATGGGTTAAGCATGGAGGCGGTGTCGCTGATGGCTACGAATGCACCGGGCTGGAGCTTGTTCCATTGGTAGCCCGTCCACACGTACACGGACGAGTCAGCGATGGCGTAACGGATGGCACCTGTATCGCTCGGCGCCTTCTGGCGCTTCGGAAGGTAGAAAAGCGAGTCGCTCACGAAGTTGCCACGATTGCGCACGGTCGTCGTCGGAGAGCCGAGGTACTGCACCTGCGCCGATGCGCTGGCAGCCATTACGATGCAGAGAAGGAAGAGGATATATCTCATGTGAGTTTGATTGCGAGAATGATTATTTTCTCCGAAGCCGCAAGAGCCACGGAGAACGTGACGGTCGTCGTAGCGAAGGTGAAGTACGTATCTCCATCGCCCGGGTCTCCCTGCCATTGCGGGAGTCCGTTGCGCCATACCATGATGACGTCCGTTCCGCTGAAGGCGGCATTCGTGTATGTCGTCGCACCGACGGCGGGATAGCCGACGTCCCCGGGAAGGAATTGCACCTTCGTGACGGTCGCGCTGGAGGAGACGATGGATGAGAGCGTCGCCTTGTATGAGTAGCCCGTCGATGGGTCGCCGACGATAACGAGGTCGGTGCCCACTGGGACGCGCGTGTCGAGCTGATTTATCCGCTTGTTCGCCATCGCTTGTAATTAGGGCATTAGTAGGTTTGTGTCGATGGCACGGAGCACCTATCGCTCACGTACGGCAGGACGAGCGTCACCTGCGCGTTTACGCCTGCCAGCATCTCGGGCGTGGAGTCGTCGAAGAGTGCTATCGGGATGCCGGGCCGTATGTCGAAGTCCCATCCCGGGTAACGGAGCTGCGCGATTATATCCTGCGCTACCTGCAACATATCGGAGTGAACGTCCTGCATGTTGGAGCGGTCAGCCGTCAGGCGGTCAAAGAAAAACATGGAGAAGGTTAGCACGAGCGATGCGCCGTCGATATTTCCGCCGTTCGTATCGAACGTAAACATCGGGTATTTAACGTCGGCCTCCGCGAGCTTGTCCATCGCGGGCCCGAAGTACGTTGTCTCGATCATCTGGTGATTGTTCCCGAACTCCGTTATCTGCCCGATTAGTTCGTTCAACGTCATTGCGCTCAATTTTGCGGAGATACGCGCGGAGCTTCTCCTGATTGCGGATGGAATATGTTCGGTTGCCTTTACTCATTGCAGCTTCGGAAAATATCTCCCTGATATTTCTCCTCATACGTCATCGGTCGCTTGCGCATGTCGTCGAGATGAATGCCGACGGTGTACGCTTTATTAGTCGGTACCACTACGTCGACGCCGCTGCCCGGGTTTATGTACTCTTGGAAGTGTACTCCCTTCGATGCCGTCTCCATGACGTAGAGCATGAGGCGATTGCGGTAGAACTCCGCCCGCGCCTTGTAGCGGTTCGACACGTCGACAATGTCCGCCATGTTCGGCTCCTGCTGCTCCGTGCCCGTCTTCCTGATGAGGCCCTTGTTGTAGAACTGGAAGGATATACCCATCGGGAGCTCGGAGAGAACGAAATGCACGAGGCACGGCGTGATGTACGTGTCGATGAGATCGGCCTCCTTGTCGGTTAGCGTGTTATCCTCGATGCCCGTCTGCAGCCGCTCATATAGCGCCGTCCCGAGGATGGGAAGGATATACATGTCCTGCGCAGTCAATATCTCCGGGTTGACGAGCTTCTCGTCGACGTTAGCATGTAGCCCGGTGCGCTCCTTTATCGTCTGCGGCGTTATGAAAAGTATTTTGCGGCTCATCGTCCTCTTTTTTTACGTATCAATACATTCGATCTCCACTCGTGCCGACATGACGGCGAAGCCGGGACGCCCGGGCCTTGCCCCCACCATCCGCCGCCGCGATCGAAGACGGAGTACCCGAGGCGGGCCGATATGGCCTCGATCTCCTTCCGTGTGTAGAATCGGTCGAGCTGCATGAGCTTCTTGCAGAACGGACGCGACGGATGCTCGGGCGTGTCGCGCTGCGAGCTTGGTACTTCTGGCTTCCATTCGTAGGAGTATCGCACTTCGAAGGCGTAGGACGTCGGCTCATCGACAAGCTGGGAGATGGGAGCCGTAGGCGTGAGTCCTCCATCCCTTCCCCGGCGGAGCACCTTCGTATCGACCAGCGAGGCGATGCGGTCTTCGACCTCATCGACGCTCACCCTCACGGCCTTCGCTATGTCAGCGGCGGGCGTGAGCGGATATTTCCGAACGACCTCGAGGATGCGCTTGTCCTTCTCGTTCGTAACTTCATTGCGGAAGAACTGAAGCGGCCCGGTACGTACGACCTCGAAGACCTCTCTATGCTCACCGAAGTCCATGAACGTCTCGAGCACCTCATCCATCGAGGGCTCCTGCGAGCTGAAGGCCTCATCGGTGCCAAGCATCGTAACGAGCTCATCCTCGGATAGGCCGAACCCGCTGCGCAGCATCATGGCGGCCTGCTCCCGGGTGATGCGGCCCTTCGTGAACTCTCGAATGATACGCGCCATTTGCTGCCATTGGCGGCCCGTCATGCCCTTAATGTGGTCGTTGACATACGAAGCCTCGGCCTGCACATTTGCGGCCGCTACTGCGCCTCCTACGGCACCGGGCGCGGCTTCCGGCTGCGTCAGGTACTTTGACTCGTCGATGCCCGCCTTCTCGAGCACCCATGCGCGAGGAGCGACGGCGACGATGGACGCCTCCGATAACTCCAGCGCAATCGGCTCGACGGGAACGATAGTGATTTCCGAGGTAGCGCCCCGGAGCTCTGCCAGACGATTGAAGACGCTCTCTATGGCGTGCTGCTTGTCGTTGACGTAGGTATTTTTGAATATCTCGTAGGCGTCCCGCATCTCCGTCCGGCTGCCCAGCTTGCCGGGCTCCGCGATGCCAAAGAGCGTCGGCGCCGTGATCTGATGCCCTGCAAAGATGTTGGCCTGTATCATTTCATCCACCCGGCCGAAGTCCTCCTTCGTCAGGTCGGAAGCGCCAAGGTCGTCTATGATGGGTTTCCTGCTGGTGTCCTGCACGAAGGCGAGCATAAACTTTTTGCCGTCGGCCCCGCCAAAGTTGTCCCGGAAACGGCGGTCGATGACGCGCTTCTCGTCGTCGCTCGGCTCACCGTTGGGTAGGGTGATCAGCTTGGAGGCGCTGAATCCGGTCTGTGCATTCCCGAGCACGTGCTCCGAGACCTTGATATCGCTCTCGATGTAGTTGAGCGCTCCCATGTAGCCGGGCAGCGCGTAGGCGTCGAGGCCCGGGCGGTATTCCTTGAGGTAGAGGATTTGCTCTCCTTCCCGCTGCTGCGTGTTGAATGCCGGGATGACCTTCGCCTTCTCCTTCCTGTCCTCCCAATCTTTTTTATACCAATACGATGTATTGTCGGACGACGTACGGACGCGAGTGTAGTCGACATGCGAAACGCTGGCGAGCTGCCCACCGATGGCGCTCCAGACGACGGAGAGGTAGGCCCCACCGAACACCTCGACGTCGATTGATACTTTCCGCGTCAGGTCGGCGAGTGTCTCGTATCGGTTCGGAGCCTCGATAAAGCTTTGCGCCGCTGCGTCCGTCTCTTCTCCCTTCCATCCGTTTCCGATGATATAGTTCACTTTCCCACGGACGATGGCGTTGTGTTTCGCGCTCTTGTTATAGAGATTGAGCAGATAGTTCGGATAGTCGTTGTATTCTCCGAACTCTACGTAACCCATGCCCTTCCGCTCCCGGTACTCCGGCTGTCGCGCCTCGGCGAAGTTTATCACTATCGTGCTGTCGGAAAGTGTCATTTCGTTGTGTATATGTTGTCGGTCTGATACGCCGTAAACGTGTAGACGTCATCGCTTGCGGGCTCGAGACGGCAAAGCCCCTGCTCGAGGAGCTTGCCCGTGAGGTCGAGCTCTACGTTTGACCCGCTCGCCTGCTCGTAGATGTAGTATTGATATTCCCCGATCTCGCCGCAGAACTTTTGATCTACGTCGATCGAGAACTTTTGATAGCGTGCCGGATATGGGCTAACGTCCGACGCCCTCAAAAGTACGAAGCGCACCTCGGCATTCGTCGTGCGTTGAACAAAGCGCATGAGGTAGTTAGACGACGACAGCGTCTCCGTCTCCCGGAGCGTGAGGTATATGAATTGTGTCTGTCCGAGCTGCAGGTTCAGCATGTCTCTAATTAGCGCCGCCCGCATAACTTGACGCAAAAGAAAAAGCGGGCCGTGGATACGACCCGCAAAAACCAATCACACCAATGAGACAAACGACTAACCTACGTTGTTAGGCCCGCTATGATGCCGCTCGATACCTCGGGCGCGAGTTCTTTCTCTCCGCCGCTGAAGGTGAGTGTATATCCGTTCCGGTCGGTCTGCGCCGTGCCGGTAGAGCTGGAGCCCGTTAGCAGGTCGAGGCCGTTGTATCGTCCGGCCAGCCAATAGCGTCCGTTCTGATCTTCGACGACGGCCATGAGGTTGTTCTGGGCGAGCAGGAGAATCTCGTTCCGCATCGAAACGTTCATCTTGTTGATGACGACCGTCAGCTCCTGATTGTAGACCACGGTTCCGTTCTCGATGCTTCCGGCGATGTTCTCGGTGAAGGAGGCGGTATTCCGCACGAGTTGGTACTTGTAGAAGACCTTCCCGGCGCTCTTCGTGATGGCGGAGACGAGGCCGGACGCTACGGTCACGGAGCTGACGTCATTCCATCCGATGAACCATACGGACTTCAGGCCGCCGATATTGTCCTTGCAGTCGAACGTGTAACCTTGTGTTAATGCGCACGGCATTGTGTATCCGTTTATGAGGTGAAGGAGCCGCTCCGAAGAGCGGCCCCAGTTGCTTATACTTCGAACTTGACGATCTCCGTCGGGAAGGCGAAGTTAACGCCCATCTTGAACTCGGAGACAAAACGCACTTGGTCAGCCTCGCGAGCGTAGAAGAGCTCCCAGCGGTCGGTGCCTTCGTTCAGCAGGTCGACGCCGAGGAAGAGGTTCGACACGCGCATCGCGTACACCTTCTTCGTACCGTTCAGGCCGGGAGTCCCTACGACCTCGATCGTGGTGCCGGGCAGGAAGAACGAGGTATTCGGCGCGGCCTGCGTCTGGTAGTGGAAAAGGTCGTCGTTCTTGATCTTCACGGTCAGCGTCCTGAAGACGTCCATGCCGCAGAAGATCTTCATGTCCGGCTTGTCGACCACCTCGGCCGGGATGGCCTTGTAGATGCTGTCAAAGATGGCGACGACGTTCGAGTTCGTGATGTCGGTCTCTACGGAGCCGTGATATGCTACGCTGTTCGCGTTCACGATGCTGGTAGTGGCGTCCTTGACGAGCTCGATGATGCCGTCAAACTTATTGAGGTTCACGTCGACCGACGTCTTGTCGCCCTGCCAGATGGCCTTCTCGAGCTGTGCGGCAATCTTTGCGGCCTTCCGGGAAGTGTACTCCTCGGCAAAGGCGGTCGTGTCGTAGCGCGAGCCGTTCGGGAGCGCCTTCTGCGTGTAGTAGGCCTCGAGGTCTTTCGGGCAGATCGCCTCGTTCACCTTGAACTTGCCGACCTCGACTTCGCGCTGGGAGAAGGTGGTGGTTCCGGAGGTGAGGAATCCGCAGGTGCCGCCCGTTTGGAAGATGGCATCGGTGTCCATGATGTTGATCGTCTCCTTCGACTTGACGCCGACCATGACGTTCCCTTCGCTCTGGATGAGCTGCTGGGTCTTGGCGCCCAGTACGGACGACGCCACGAGGAGGCGCTCGTTCTGCTCAACATAGGCCGTGAGGCCGGAAAATGAATATGCCATGTTTTCTTATTTGCTTTTTTTCATGTTATCGATAGTCGCGAGCAACGTCGCGAGTTTCTCTTTCTGGGACGGCCCCTGCGCCTCGAACTTGTCCTTCGGAGCCTGCACGGGCTCGGAGGCAGGAACGGAGAGGAGGCCTTCGAGGATGCCTGCGAGCCGGACCATTCGGTCGGTCGTGTCGGCGTAGTGCTTGTCGAACGTCGCGCCCATCGACGCGAGACGGTCGCGGAGCTGCTCGTTCTCGGAGCGAAGGGCGGCGAGCTCATCGCGGAACTTTGCCATCTCTTCGGATTCGGGCGCTACTGGAGCGGCGGGCATCTCTACGGCAGTAATGACGCCATTGTCGGCGACGGTGATTACCGTGCCGTCTGCCAGCTTGTGCTCGCCAGCAGGTGCCGGGACGCTCGTTCCATCATCCTGCATGACGGCGACCATGCCGCCGACCTCCAGCTCGGAGACGAG